TTGTCTGCATCAATTCGAGATCGTTGTAATTTCTGCGCATCCAATAGCTTCATTGGCTTGCTATCATCTAATTTAACAATGATAGATTCGATAGTATAACGGGCAACAATACGAACAACTGTAGCGCTTCCAACATGGACAGTTACAATGTAAGGCTCTTCTACGCCATCGTCATCCAAATCCATCCAGCAATATTGCTTATAGAATCTGTCCGCATTATCTATTGTTTCTTCAGATTCGCTTTCTTCGTCTCCGCCAGCGTCATTCTCTAGCCCTTCCGCATAAACATCGCCAACCCAAATACCAGACTTTTCTCTTAATTCAAACTCTGATTTGGTAAATGCGCAAATATGCGTAAATGATCGGCCACCGTTTAAGTCATCCGTTTTCTGATTGACAATAAAATCCGGCCATTTAATGGTTTTTGATACGCAGCGCCCTAGAGTATCATCATAGTATGTCTCTTTGATGATCGTACCAACCAGTGGTAACGCATAGAACAATCGTTTCTGATCTTTACGCCACTCTGTCATTTCATAATTGATTTGCCAGTTAAGCAGCTCTGAGCATCTATCGGCCGTATCATATTTTGCACGCATGGCTAGGCGCTTTTGCTTAATTACATCATCGTTAGCCTTAATTTGGTCTTGAAATTGTTTTACAGTTGCATCTAATTGCGATGTATCTACGCCCGTTTGCTTCATTTGCTGAACCTGGTCAAGAATAGGCTCTAGCTCAGACTTCAATTGATTGCTTTGCGATGCCTTACGGTCAATAACATTCTTAACTGTATCAGCACCAATCACATCAGCACCAACCAGCTTTAAATCTCGCATGACTTCAACGGCAGCACGATTACCAAATGTATTGGCAGCCTCAGTCAATATTGTTGACTTGAAGTTGGCTGAGCCATCCCACGGGGTAGACTTAGCTTTAAATTCAGGCTTACATAGCTTTACGCCTTCCTTTACGCAATCTTCCCAATCTTGCATTGTAGATTTGTCTTGATCGGCTCGCTCAATAACATCACGAGCTATTTTTTCAAGTTTTGATTTATCCAGCTTTGTTGCTATGTTTGTCTCGCCTACATAGCTAACGATTGATTCTATTGTCATGCCCAATTACCTGTAGATTGTCTGGGTGTGTAGTCCTGATATTCAGGCTCATATATATCAACCTGCTTTTGCAGCATCATAACAGCATCGGCCATGTTAGGCGATTGGATGCCTAGCTTCTTCATCTCAGGCTTAGACATGATCTGAATTCGGCCTGATGCGTTATTGTACTTTCTGGGAATTCGGCATATCTCAGCCCTTAACCCTGCCAGCTCACTGATACCACTGCTAAAGCTAATCAATTCATCAGTCGGGAAGTGCTTACCTTTCTCTATCATTAAGTAGGTCTTTAGCATTCTATCGCGCAATATCCAATAGCATTGGGCGCGACTGTTGATAAACATTTCAGCATTGTTCCGCTCTTTATCTATATCGCCTGCGAAGTCGCTACCTATCTCATCGTAAATCTCAAATTGGTTATCGACTGAGCCACCGCCATGAAACGGCACTAGCTTAATCTTCTTACCCTTAACCCCATCTGTAATCTGTCTACGCAGAGATAATCCTACACCGTCACTATCCCATAAGAACACATCTGGCTTAAGTTTATTAACATGACCTAGCGCCCAATCAGTAGCATCATTAATATCGTTTGCGGTTGTGCTTGTTACACCTAAAACAACTGAACCATGCTGATAAGCCATTGCTTTAGCATCGCCACTATCAGCGGGATCATATGCGATCTTCTCTTGGCCTAACGGCGCAAAGTTAAGCTTGATGTGAGCGTCAACACAAGCATCAAACCATTCTGCTTCTATGATCGAATTATCTATGTCGTCCAAGAATGCACCTAGCCATATGTGATCGTATTTAGCTCTTGATTTATTCGCATAATCAAATGCGCGCTCTTGCTCCAATCCTGAATCAGCAAACCATGGATTATCTGTATAATTCATTTTGATTATGAGATGCAGATCATCTTCATAATATCCATGCTTATCTAGCTGTGCTTGAAACGGTACTATAAAACGCTTACTAAATGGATCATTGCTTGAATTTGGGTTAGCAACAAAATACATCTGAACATCATCAATAGCGGTCTTCTTTTCTTCTTGCTGTTGATTAGGCAATCCAGCCTTCGCTTTATTACGCGCTGTGGGTGTTAGATTGGTTAATGATGACTCGCTTAGCTTTGCCGATTCCTCACTAAAGAATCTCCTAAAACCTGCCGCTGATTTAATGCTCTCTGGGTTTCTTGATAACCCTAAATACTTTAGCTCCCCGCCATTCTTGTGACGGATAGTGGTATCCAGTATCCCAAACCCTTCCAAGCCTAACCTTTCAATCTCACCTTTGTTAAGCGCGTGAACTGATTCGCTGATCGAACTTTGGTATTCACGTAAGCAATAAACTTTATCACCATAATCCTGAACCCCTGCCAGCATGATATCTACCACGCCTACGGACTTCATTGATCCGCGACCACCTATGATGATTACAAATCGCTTCTTACTTGTTACTGCGCGCTCTAACTTCTCAGCGGTGTATATGTCGGCAGGCTTATCGACTTCTATCCACTCCCCATTTACACATTCAATACATCTTAGCAATTTACCATTAGGATGCACTATTCCGAATACGGTTGAGTGGTATAAGCCATCAGCATTAGCGACTTTTTGCTCGCAGGCTTCAATTGCTTGTAGCGTTAGGCGTTTGCGCATCAACTAACCATGGATAACATTTACACCAAAAATCATAGGCTTCGCATGGCGTATAACCATCAGCAGGGAAATACAAGTTTCCGCATCGCCATTTGTATTGATTAAAACCAATTTTAATCCTTCTTATTCTTGGTTTCATTTTGACTCCAATAGCTTCTCAATAGCTTCTAGCCGCTTAGCCAGCTCTGTCACTTCCTCGATGCCTAATGACTTGCTGATAGCCTCAATGAATATTGCACCGACATCAGGACTCATTTGTCCATCGCTCATAGCCTTTAGCACTGCATCAGCTTTTTGTGCTGGTGTGCCATCAATAGGCCATTCGATAGTTATTGGCTCGTGTGTTTGTTTGGGAATAGGGGAATAGCGCTTAAGTACTTCTTGTAGAAATACACCGCCATCTGATATGGCTTTTTCGATTAGCAAGTCTAAGAAATCGTCTTCCGACATATTAGCTCGACCTAATGCCGCGACAATCTTAGCTTTAATATTTGGCCCACTTTTTCTATTTGCAGGCTGTGATTCGGAAGTGAATAGTTTTTTAGCCATAGTTTCCGTAACGCTTCGTAAGTTACGATAATACTAGCATAATTTATACAATAAAAAAGCCACTTGTTTTATGACAGCTAATCCAACTAACGTGAGAGCATAATCATGGGGCATATTAAACTGTATTTTGATGAAGATGAGGTGTTGCACATATACCCTGAAGATACTGTGGGAGTTATGGCTTTACGGCATTTTCAATCAAAGCTTCAAACCTATGGCGTTAAAATGCTGGAATTACATGTTGAGATTCCGCTGCATGATCCGTTTAAGGGTGAAGTGAAGTAAAAAAATAGCCCCTAGCGTTTTAAGTTAGGGGCTATCCGTCCAAGGGTTTAAGTGCCTTGGATCACCTATCGTCTTTCCGAGATGCCAACATCTTTCGTTAAAAACCTAATTTATCTCGCAAGCCCGCAAAAAACTCTTTAGCCTTTTCTTCTTCTTCGTTAATCCATGCGCCTAAGTTAGACTCGGCAAATGTCAGCTTTTCGCGTGCTGCTGCAAGTTCTGATTCTAGTCGCACAACCTCTGACGTTAATGTATCGCGTAGTGTAGCCATTATGAAAACCTCAGTGATAAATAGGGAGTAGCCCAAAATCCGTTATCTGTGTAAACACTATACCAATCTCGGTATACATTCCAGCCGTAAATCAGCTTTATTACGCCAATTTTACGCACTGTTTGTGTAATACCGTATTCCTGTTTTTGTTCGTCAGTCATTATAGCTAAATACGTGGGCGCTGGTTTGCCAAAATACCAAAGTATTGAGCCTGTGTTGCGTATGCCAAGCCAATACCACGATGTAATAAACCAACCGGACTTTTTGTATAAACTGCTGCATGTTGGTATTGATATGTCGCCAGGCAAAAGCTCATCTTTTGTCTCCATCCATCCAAGCCACTTTGGCAGCTTATAGCGGGGGATTAGCACTTGCCCATTGTGCACGTACAGGTCGCTTACTTGTCTTGCGAATAGCAACGCTAATGGCACTAGGAATGGGGCTAATAGCTTGTAGAGTATGTCGATCAGTATTACAAGATATATCATAAAACTTTTCCTCTTTTTTAATTCCAAAATATTCCAAAATTTGCTTAATTTGTTGTTGTTTCCAGTCGTTCATTTTTAACCTTAAAATGGAACCTTTAGCTC